ACCTATCACAACTAAACCCGTTTCTCACGCCGTTTCTAGATATCTGTGATAGTTGTGATAGGTTCCAACACCTTCCCGATATTGTCTGTCTGCGACACATTTTCTCTCTAATACGTGAACACAGGTATCACGCTTGCCCAGAGGCAGTGTCGGGAACGGCTCACAGCGTGATATGCTATGTGTCGAGCATGGGTGTGCTGGGGTATCACGTCTATCACAATGTGGGATTTCTGGTCGGCGAGGTATCGCCTGGAGGGACCTCAACTATACCACCAACGCTGTCGTGTGTCAATACCCCGGATCGACACTAAACCCGGCGCATGGTAAAATGGCCTCAATTTGCTGGAGCCTTTATGACAGATAAATCCAAACCTAAAACCAGGGCACCATTGCCGACAGAGGGCATGACTGCAGCGGAGCGCAAGGCCCTTTCTCGCAAGGCGCGCTGCATGATCCGCTGGCCTGCACATCCGTTCGCACGTCGATATCAAACTGCTGCAGATATGGAGCCCGCTATCCGGGAATACTTTGAAACGTGTGCCTCCATCGCCAGGCCCTATACCACTGGCGGCCTGGCCGCCTTTATGGGCATGACCCTTAACAACATTTGGTACTACAAGACGGGCAAGCGGGGCGATACGCCCGCCGAGCGCCAGGATTTCAAAGATTTGCTGGAGATGGCATATCAAGTGATCGAGACATCCAAAGAAGAGATGGGTCTGATCGGCATTTTCAACGCAGCGTTTACGCAATTCGACCTCAAGCACAACCATGGGTGGAGTGACAAGCAGGAGTACGATCACAGGTCTGGCGATGGGTCTATGACGGTGACACGCCGCATTATCGACCCCCAGGACCCGGACAGTGTTGGGGAGACTACAGAAGAGGATGGTTGATCTCGATATTGGTACACCCCGTTGGGCTGTGCCGCTGTTGAGCCGTTCTATCCGGTATGTTGGTGCCAAGGGTAGCCGCTCCTCTGGTAAATCCCACTTTTTTGCTGAACGCCTGGTAGAAAAAGCGGTCGAAGACCCGGATTTGCTATGGGTATGCATCCGTGAAATACAGAAGTCCCTGAAGTTTTCGGCCAAACGCCTGGTAGAGAACAAGATACGGGCCCTGGGTGTGGGCCACCTGTTTGACATCCAGAAGGACGAGATACATCGCATTGGTGGCGAGGGCGTCATCCTTTTCCAGGGTATGCAGGATCACACTGCAGATTCTATCAAGTCCCTGGAGGGTTTCGATGGGGCATGGGTGGAGGAGGCACAAAGCCTGTCGGCCAGGTCCCTGGAATTGCTCGACCCAACTATCCGGAACGACCATTCGCAGCTATGGTTCTCCTGGAACCCGGAGCAGGCGACCGATGCTGTGGAGAATCTGTTCCGCGAACTGGGCCTGAACCCATCGCTGGCCATAAACGACCCTCAGTATGGCGAGGATTGCGTACTCGTCCACGTCAACTACCTGCAGAATCCGTGGTGTCCTAAGGTCTCTAGGGACCAAGCAAACCGGATGAAGCGCAAGAACTTTGAGAAGTACCAGCACACTTGGCTGGGCGGGTACAACACCAAATCAAAATCCCAGATCTTTGCAGGGTACTGGCGCGTAGACGAATTTGAACCGCTCGCCCACTGGGATGGCCCTTATCAGGGCACAGACTTTGGTTTTGCTGAAGATCCGACGGTATCAGTGCGGTGCTGGATTGGTGACGAGCGAGTATGGATTGAGTACGCTGATGGCCGGGCAAACATGGACCTGGACGAAACAGCGGTGTACTACGACAAGGCAATACCCAACTTCAACGACTATGAGACCAAGGCTGACAACGCCCGGCCCGAGTCCATCAGCCACTTGAAGAAGAACGGCATGCCCAGAATGCGGCCTGTGATCAAGTGGCCTGGCAGTGTGAAGGACGGCATTGAATGGCTCAAGTCCTTTGAAGAGATCGTCATCCACACCCGTTGCAAGCGCATGATCGAGGAGGCCAGGCTGTATAGCTACAAGACAAACAAGGCTGGTGAGGTTTTGTCTGATGTGGTAGACTCTGACAACCATGGCTGGGACGCTGTAAGGTATGCGTTTTCAAAACTGATCAAGTCACCGAAGAAGAAAGCGAGGGTACTCTAATGTCTGAAAACGCGAGCACTGTTCGATCGCTGTGGAATCGCCTATTGGGCAAGAGCCATAACGGACGCAGAGACCGATACGAAGTGTTTGGCTGGAAACACACACTCCGAACTGAAGATTTTGTGTCCATGTACCACCGGAACGGCATAGCCTCTCGCATAGTGCGGGCGTTTCCCAAGGCGACATGGGGTGACACTCCCAACGTCTATGACGAGACCAAGGACGGCGATGAAAAGCCTGATTCTTTGACTGGCGCATGGCAGCGTTTGAATAAGGAACTGTCGGTTGTCCACTATATGGAGCGGGCTGATCGCCTTTCGTCCCTCGGTCAATTCGGACTGCTGTACATGGGGTTCGCCGATGCCCTTCCGGTGTCCGAGCCTGTGGTAGGGGCCGCCCAATTGGTATATCTGTCCGCATATAGTGAACAGAATGTGTCGGTACAGCGGTGGGACATGGACGAGAAATCTCCACGCTTTGGCCTGCCCGTTATCTACACCTTGATGACCAGTAGCATGGGGCAATCCGGCAAGAATAGCCAAACCAAGTCCATGACCGTACACCACTCCAGGGTCATCCACTTGTCTGAATTCCTGGATGACGACGAGGTTTACGGCGTACCTCGCCTGCTGCCGTCCTATAACTACCTGGAAGATTTGGAGAAAGTGACCGGCGCAAGTTCCGAGACGTTCTGGCTTACTGCCAATCGGGGCATTTTGTGGACCGCCGACTCTGATGCTGAATTTGACGAGGACGACCGGGTTAAGATGAAGGAGCAGGCGGAGGAGTATGAGCACCAACTTCGCCGCAACATCACCGGGACTGGCATCAAGGCCCAGGTACTAGGTAGCGAAACCCCAGATCCGAATGGCAACACCAAGAACCTGCTGTCCCTGATTGCCGGTACGCATGGTATGCCACAACGGATCTTGGTTGGTGCTGAGGCCGGTGAGTTGGCCAGCAGCCAGGATTCATCAAACTGGATTGGTCAAATCGATGACCGGCGCGCCACGTGGGCAGGGCCCAGGGTACTCATGCCGTTTATCGTCAAGATGGTCGAGACTGGGAATCTACCTCGACCGGTTGGCTCGATCACTGCAGGCTGGGACCCGTCAGCCGGTTTGACTGATAAGGAGAAGGCAGAAATTGCCAAGGCCAAGACTACGGCCTTGGCAGCCTATGTTGCGACAGACGGGGCCGACCTTGTGGTGCCGATCCGTGAATTCCGTGCCGAGATCCTGGGTCTGCCTGAGGTATCGATCTACGAGGAAGAGCCTGAGGAAGAGGAAGACGAGGAAGACGAGGATGTACAGGACGCATTCCAGGGCAATGCCAGTGTGTAACGGTCATAGCCTCCAGGTGAATGCCAAATTGCGACAGGACCCAACGCGGACAAAGACTCTGCGCACAAGATTTGAAGCCGAGTTCAAGAAAAAGTTCGCCCGCGTCCTGGCCGAGCTTGCAGACTTCATGGACCAGGCCCCTGGGATCATGGCCAACAAGAAGTACGACTTCCCAGTTGGCCCCCTGCAGACCTCAACGCTCCTGGACTTCCTGAATGAGTCGCTAAGCCGGAACCTTATCGATCCTGTAGAGGCGCAACGGATCATCAGGGACAAGGGTATAACGCCCGCCCCGGGCAATTGGGTGGAAAGGTACCTATACGACTCCTACAAGAAAGGGGTCCGTCGGGCGCAATCTGAGATCAACAAGCGTACCAAGAACGGGGGCCGGGTCGAGTTGATGAAAGGCGCACTTAAGCGCAAGAATCACCAGGATAAGCTGGCACAAATCCTGGGCCGGGTATATACAAATCTTGAGGACATCACCGAGGCGATGGAGGCTGGAATCCGGCGCGAAATCGCCCTGGGTCTGGAAGGCGGGGAAGGCACTGAGGCAATCGCCAGGCGCATTGAGGGCCGGGTCGAGAAGATCGGCCTTACCAGGGCCCGTACCCTGGCCCGTACTGAGGTGATCCGGAGTCACCACGCTGCCAATATTGCCACCTATCGCGAAGCGGGGATTCAAGGCATAGAAGTCCAAGCGGAGTTCGCCACAGCTGGTGACGCCAGGGTATGCACTGAATGCCAGGGTCTGGAGGGCAAAATCTTCACTTTGGCCGAGATAGAGGACATGATCCCGGTACATCCGAATTGCAGGTGCGTAGCCCTGCCGATAGTGGAATTCTAGGCCAAGCATTGCAACGAGTTCCACCCTAGGTTATAATGGCCCCGTAAAGCCGTAATCTTGGAACGCGCCATGCCTTGTACTTGTGACACACCGAGCCAATCTTTCATCACGCTGAACCAGATCGCCGCACCCACGCGGCAAACCTGGCGCAACGAGGAATGGCTCGCTGTCCCTGTCATCATGGCAATCGATGGCGTCGAGATGAAGGGAGCGGTAATCCCAACCGAAGAATTCTTCGCTCCGTCCTGGAACGGTGTACCCGTCACATTCGGTCACCCTGCAGACGCCAACGGCGATTTTCTTACTGCAAATACTCCTGAAACCCTGGACGCCTACTCGGTCGGCTACATTTTCGGCACAGTGTTCACAGGCGGCAAGCTTAAGGCTGAAGCCTGGGTCAACATCGCGCAAGCCGAAGTTCTGAGGGAAGGTTCTATCGAAGCCTTGGAATCCGGTGGACTGAAGATTGACGTAAGCACTGGGTATTTCGCCCAGCACACCCAGGGTGATGGGGTTATCCTTCACGGCAACATCAAGCCCGACCACCTTGCTATTCTGTTCGACATTGCCGGGGCCTGTTCAATTGCGGACGGTTGTGGTGTGCGGGCCAACCAAAACAGGGGAAAACCCATGCCCAAGAAAACTGTACTCGCTGCTGCACTGGCCACGATCAATAGCGCTCTAGGCGTTGGTGCTGGCAAAGTCGAAGCCGACACTTCCGAGGAGAGCGAATTCTCCAAAAAGCTCACTATCGAGGCTAACCGCCGGGGCAGTAGCGACGATTTTCGACAGATGGTTGCGGACCTGGTCAGTTCAGACGATTCACCATTCGTACCGGAGGATATGTACGGTTTGATGGACTTGTCAACTGAAACGACCAAAATGCTGCGCAATCAGTACGTACAAGGTTTCATGGAAACCAACGAGGAAGCGGGTACTGAACCCGTCGCCACTACGACTTCGACAGTGGCAACCACAACCCTCGAATCGGGGGATTTAAACCAGCAAGAGGGGCAAACCATGCCTGAACAGAATACAGTTCCGGTTGTAGTACCGGAAACCAAGGGGGCTGGGGTTACCCTGAATGAAGCTGATCAGGCAGCCCTGGAATTTGCGCGTAACCAATTCGAGGAGCATCGTAAAGCGCTCGTCGCTCGCATCACTGGCAACAGTGAGATGAAGGCCGAGCAGCTTGAGGCCATGTCGGTCGCAATGCTGCAGACTGTAGCCGATGGTTTGCGCCCCGCCGCAAACTACGGTGTCCGTGCGGCTAATCAACCCTTGGCGGCCCATGAGTCAGAGAACGAGGCCGAATCAACCAAGTCCATGCAGGCCCCAGACGTTTTCGCGTCTATGAACACTAAGGCAGGTGCATAATGTCTAGCAACAACACTCCAAAGTCCATCTTCCTTATCGGTCGCCCGAAGGCCCGCGAAGGTCTGGCCGGTGCTGCCGGTATTCTGCCAGGCATGCTGGTTGAAGGTATCCCAGCCGGTGGCGAGGTCGTCGTTCACGCAACGGCTGGTGGCGTAGGTGCTCCTGCTTTCGCCCGCCCCAACGAGGTCATCGGCCACGGCATCGATGTCGCATATGCCGATAACGATACCGTCCTGTATGGTGTCTCATCCCCAGGCGATGTGGTCTACGGCTATATTGCTGACGGCGAGGTAGTCACTGCTGGTGACTACCTCCAGTCGGACGGCGCTGGTGCCTTTGAAGCTCTGGTGGCTGGCGTTCCTGGCACCACACTTCCCGGCATTGCCTTGGTTAAGGCGCTGGAAACTATCGATAACTCAGCGGGCGGTGCTATCGCTCGCATGAAACTGGAGGTCATCTAATGCCACAACCTAAAGTAGCCCAGGTCGGTGGCGCAAGCAAAGTGCTTGGCCAGACTGGCCGGTTGAACGTCAACAGTCACCGCCCCTTTCTTAACGAAGCGGGTGAATCGCGGATTGTCGGCAACGACGGCAAGCCCCTTGTCGCGAATGACGGGGCCCTGCTCCGCTATGACGAGTGGAAAGACATCGATACCGAAGTTGTAAAGGTTGCAGTCGATCGTTTGGTTGGCATCCGCGATCTCCAGGCTGCTGGCCTGACCCACAACCTCGGATCGTTGGGCATCACCTTGTCCCAGTGGGAAGAAGAGTCCGACATGACCGGGGCGGATGTTTCCATGTCCGGCATCACTGAAGGCGAAGAGGACACACCCGCTTTCAATCTGCGCGATGTGCCAGTGCCGATCTTTCACAAAGACTTTTCTGTGAATATTCGTCGCCTGGAAGCGTCACGCATGGTCGGCGAGTCTATCGACGTAACGGCAGCCAGCATTGCTTCACGGCGCGTTACAGAGAAGTCCGAAGATATGCTTTTCGGTGGTTCTCCGATCGTAGTTGAAGGCAAGGCCCTGTACGGGTACACTACCCTGCCAGGCCGTACGCAGATCACCCTTGGCGCTAACTGGGATACTTTGACGCAATCGCAAAACGCCACTATCCTGGACGACGTCCAGACTATGCTGCAAGGCGCTCGCGACGACAAGCATTACGGGCCATTTGTCCTGTATGTCCCACGCGGTTATGAGTACAAGTTGGACGAAGACTTCAACGCGAACTACTCTGGCGTCACTGTCCGGGAGCGCTTGGAGAAGCTGGGCGGCATCGATCGGGTTTCTGTTGCTGACCGTTTGGCCGCCAACAACGTGGTCTTGGTTCAGATGACCCGAGATACCGTAGACCTGGCGGTCGCACAGCCCATCACCGTTGTCCAATGGAACTCCATGGGCGGCATGGTCGAGAACTTCAAGGTGATGGCCTGCTGGGCCGCTCGTCTGAAGTCCGATTTTGATGGCCGGAGTGGTGTCGTTCATCTGCGGCCTGACTAATAGGGGCCGGAGGTTCCCAACCTGAATGAGAAGGGCCTTTCGGGGCCCTTCTTTTTATCAAAAGGTACAAGATATGCCAAATTTTAAGATCACCGAAGGCAAGCTGATTCGCGGTGAAGGCCCTGACAAACAGGTGTTTGTTCGTGGCGACCACATCGAGTTGACCCTTGAGCAAGCCAAGAAGCATGGCATGAAGTGCCTGACCCTAGCTCCCGAGCAGTCCGAAATGGAGATGACCGTTAACCCTAGCGAAAAGCGGCCAGGCCAGAAGCGACCAAGCCGATCGGCCAAAGCCAGGGCCAAAGCAGCAGTGGTTGATCAAGAGCCGAGCGACGAAACCACCAACGAGCTATAGAGGTTTAGCATGGCAGTCAACACCACATCTGCAGAAGTAAAGGCCCTGATTGATACGGAACTAACAGTTGAACCGTTTATCGTCGCGGCCACCTTTCTGTACAACGCCCGCGTTGGGGTGGCGCTTCCTGATGACCAGGGCAGTGTGGTGTTGACTTGGCTGGCTGCTCATTTCGTGGCCGTGGCCGACCCCAGGGAGACACAAGAATCCGTGGGCACCGGGTCATGGTCGTTTGAAGGCAAGGCAAGCGCTTTGGCTAGTGGGCTCATTTCCACGTCTTATGGCCAGACTGCACTATCCCTGGACACTAGTGGCAAATTGCGGGATAACGATAAGCGCAAAGCCAGGTTCAGAGTTCTATGAGTACGCTATATCACCCCATTACCTATTGGCCCCCGGAGTCAAACCCGGTTGCTGAAGCTTATCTAGGCCGGGTAGCTCTGAAGGGCAAAGAACCCGACGGGGGCATACCGAAAGCGGGCCGCTCGAAAGCATACCTCAAGGAAGACGTCTTCCGTGTCGGCGGTGTAGTGGCGGACGGAACGCACACAGATATACCCATCACGGCTAGAGAGATCAAAGAAATAGATCCTCGGATGTCGCGGAGGGGCAGCCGTATTCTGTACGAGGCTACTCTGTCTGACTACAGTGGTGAAAATCTGTTTGACACTGCCCAGGTTTACCGCCTGACAAAACAAGACGACGGCAGCGGCGGTTTTATTGAGCAGCCGACATTGGTTGAAGAAATACCTTGCAGCATCACGTTCTCAGCAGGTGAGGAAGTCGTAGCCGACAATGAGAGACCAGACGGCAACTACACCATCACGGCATTGAAAACGGCGGATCTGGAAACCGGCGACACGCTGGTTATCGCGTCCAGGGCCCAATTCCACCTGGAGGTCATAGGGGAGGTGATCAAACCGCCCCAAAGTTTGTATCTTTCGGCTGCTCTGGGGATTGCTGATGGCACAAGTCCGCTCGACCTTCAACCTTGATGAGGTAATCGCAGACATCGAGGGCCATACCCAGATCAACGCACAACGGGCAGCCTTCAAAGCTGAAGCCGCAATCAAGCGCCAACTAACTGGGCAGCGCTCCGGGGCGCAGTACAAGGTCAGCGAAACAGGCAAGCTCCACACTGCATCGGCTCCAGGCGAGAGCCCCGCCGTTCTCTCTGGCGATCTGAGGGCCAGCGTGACCACAGCACCCGCTCCCGGAAACGCCAAACTTTACTACGTTGGTAGCGATAAGCTTTATGCTGTCCACCTGGAGCAGGGCACCAAGTTCATGGAGCCTAGGCCGTATTTTGTCAAAGCCATAAAACAAGCCCTGGTGGACATTCGCCGTGAACTGGGCAGGAGCATGAACTAATGTTGGCTGAAATCGTCGCCTTGTTAAGATCCGATCCCGTTATCCAGGGCCTGCTGCCAGAAGATCCGATTACCGGGCAGGCTGCCGTATATACCCAATGGTCCTTGGAATCCAAGCAGCCTTATGTCACGGTCATGTACGACGAAACCATGGTGGCCCAGGTGTCTGGCGCTATCGCGGGCGGCTCATTAAGCTTCAACTGTTGGGACTCGGGCTCCAGCCTGGCCAGAGTCCAGGCCGTCGGTCAGCGCCTGGTGGACATGTTAGACTATCGAGATTTGGGCACTACCAGGGGCCACGCCCGGCTGAAGGTCGTGTCATCAGGCATCATCCCGGAACCCGAGCCAAATGTCGTACGCTGGGGTGTCACTGTCGGAACCCGGATGTTGCGATCTGCAGCTATAGCGGCCCGAGTGGCCAGAGATTCAAGTCCGGGCTTGGTGCTGGTCAACATCAACACCGGGTCGTCTGCCGATTTGACCGCATTGCCAGGCATCACCGCTGGCAATGCGCAAAGCGCCATAGACTACCGTACGGATAACGGGGCATTTGCCGCCATTGAAGATATTCTCGATGTGGCGGGTATTGGGACCAGGAAGTACGGCCAAATCAAGGGACTGATCACGGTATAGCCGGATAGCGCCCAAATTGGCCTTGTGGTACAATGTGGGTCTAGGCCGTGTGACGCCAGCATACTACACAAAATCAGGCAGGAGTACGAACCATGTCAACAGGAGTTTCTACCAACACCGTCAAGCGCATGATGATCGACGCTGGCACCGTGATCGCGGACTACGAAGAAGCAGGCGAGCGCATCCTGGGTGCTACTCGGGAAGGCGCTACCTTCATAATCGAGCAAGACGTCCGGGTGATTCCGATTGATGGAGTTCGCGGATCTTTGAAGGGCGCTCGCCGCATCATCAATGAGCATGCCCGCATCACGGTTGGCATCATGGAGATGACCGCCGAGAACTTTTCGCTGGCGCTCATCGGTTCGGCGATTACCCGGGCTGGTACGGACCCGGACGAGATTGACACCATCACGCGGGAAATTGCCTTTCCGGCAGAATCCACTTACCTTACCAACGTCGCACTAGTGGGTCGCCGTCGCGATACGGGCGATGACGTGATCTTCATCATCAAAAACGCATTGTCCGAAGGCAATTTCGAAATCGAGACCACAGACGATGACGAGGCAAGCCTGTCCGTTACGTTTGCCGCACACTTCGACCCGGCTGATGTAGATGTCAGTCCTTGGGAAATTCGAGTTCCAGTTCAGGCGTAATGTATGACCGAAGATAAGAAGCCAAAAGTCGTGTTAGTGCGCCTTACCGCTGGTGTGGCGCTCGATTTTTCTGCTGTATTGGCCGATGCGATCGAGCATATCGATCCGGCCTTGATGGCGAAAGCACAAACTGCTAACAAGGAAGGCGGCAACATCGCTGCAGAGGTTGGCGGCGAGGTGATCAAGGCCCTGCTGAAGCACAGCCGTGTTAGTGCTTTCGCATTCCTTGCAAGTTCAGCGGGCATGACAGCCGCACAACTTCGTGAGGAGCCCTTGTCCACCATTACCAGCATCATCAGCCAGATTAAGGCTGACCCGGAGTTGGCGGATTTTTTAGAGCAAGCTCGCGGGATGCTAGGCTAGGGCCGTGGCTGGTAGTTGACCAGCTGCTCGCCCGATATGGGTGGACGCTGGAATACCTGCACAACATGCGGCCCCGAGACTACTTTCGGGCATCGCAAGCGGCGTTAGAAGGGCACAGCAAGGAGGCCCGCGAGAACCTTATAGTGGAAGCATTTGGGGCATGGATGGCAGGATATGGAGGCAGCAAAACATTTAACGACTTCCTACAACACCTGGGACTTGGCGAGAAAACCACCAAGCCGCGAAGCAGCAAGGAGGCCAATCTTGCCTATGCTCGCCGGATAATGGAGCGTGATCGTGCTAGAACTATTTAAGATTGTCGGCAAGATCGCCCTGGAGGGCCAGGAAGCCGTTAACAGAGCGTTAACGGACGTCACCCAAAACGCGACTTCAACTGACCAAGGGATGATCCGCCTTGGTGACAGTATGCAACGCCTCGGGACCAAGGTTTCCGCAACGGGCGGGAAGATGACCAAGTGGGTCACCGGGCCCATGGCGGCTGTCGGCACGGCTGTCGGCCTTCTTGCCAACAAAGCGGCTTCCTACACCAAAGATCTGGACCGCATGGTCCAGATCTCCAACACCAGCAGCACCCAATTCCAACGCCAAGCCTTCGCGGTGAAGAGTGTTGGCATCGAGTCCGACAAGTACGCAGACATCCTTAAAGACGTGAACGATGGCGTCGGCGACTTCATGGCTACGGGTGGCGGCCCTATGGCCGACTTCTTCGAAAACATCGCTCCGAAGGTTGGTGTAACGGCAGCACAATTCAAAAACTTATCCGGACCCGATGCCCTGCAGCTATATGTTAGCAGCCTAGAAAAGGCCAACGTATCGCAGGCTGATATGACCTTCTACATGGAAGCCCTGGCTGGTGACAGTGCCGCCCTATGGCCCTTGTTGAGAAACAACGGCAAGGGAATGAAGATGCTTGGCGATGAAGCGGAAAACGCTGGCCTGATCCTGTCTGAAGAAATGCTGGCGTCTACCCGCGAAGCCAGGGGCGACATGGCGAAATTCGGCCAGGTCATAGATATCGTCGCTGTGCAAATTGGCGCTGCCCTGATCCCGATATTGACGGCCTTGGTGCCTGTTTTGATCGACGTGGTAGTGCCTGCAGCCAAGGCGGTTGCGGATGTAATTACCACGTTGGTGGAAATGTTCACCGCTCTGCCCGAGCCTGTTCAAACCTTCATAACCACTGCGATCGGCATAACCGCCGCGCTGGGCCCGGTTTTGGTCGTTGTGGGCAAGGTCATCGCGATCATCGGGGGCCTGACCAAAGCTTTCGTCGCCGTCAAATTGGTTGTACTGGCCTTCGCCCCGGCCCTGGGCCCTATCTTAGTGGCGGCTGCCCCGGTTATCCTGATAGTGGCGGCGGTTGCTGCCGGTATTTACCTTCTAGTTACGGCAGTGCAAGCTATCATCGAGCACCTGGGCGGCTGGGACGAAGCCTGGCGCAAGACCAAAGAACTGATGGCCTCACTTTGGGAATCCATCAAACAGCTGTGGGCGGACGGGTCCCAGTTCTTGCAAGAAAAAATACTACAGATCATCGGGTGGTTCCAGGAAATGCCCGCCATGGTAGTGACCGCCGTTAAGGGCATGGTCACCGCGGTGCTGGATTGGTTTTCAAATATGGCCAACATGGCGGTTCAAGCTGTTAAAAACATGTTCATGAACGTCGTTAACTATGTGAAGAACATGGCGCAAAACGTCGTTGACAGCATCAAGTCCATGTATAACGCAGTGGTAGGC